GTTGGCAACTGGTGGATTAGCGTCCCAGACTGGTGGTCGGCTTACTAATGGAGATAGTTGGGATAGGTGGATTGATCCTAATGGTACGTTGTATGCTGATTTATCTTCGGCTACTGCCGCTACGATTAATAGTCTCCGTGAGGCGTTTCAACTTCAGCGACTCTTAGAGCGTGACGCTCGTGGTGGATCGCGTTATACCGAGATCGTACGGTCTCATTTCGGCACTATTAGTCCTGATGCGAGGCTCCAACGCCCCGAATATTTAGGTGGCGGCAGCGCTAGTATTAATATAAGCGCGGTAGAACAGACTTCTTCTACTGATAGTACTAGTCCGCAGGGTAATCTTGCGGCGTATGGCGTTGTCCGTGATAGTGGTAATGGGTTTACGCATAGTTTTACCGAGCACTGTATTGTAATAGGACTTGTTAACGTTCGCGCTGATCTTACTTATCAACAGGGTATTCCTCGTATGTTTTCGCGCCAATCTCGTTATGATTTTTACTGGCCCGCATTGGCTCATCTTGGCGAACAAGCGGTGCTCAACAAAGAGATTTACGCACAAGGTACTGGTGCGGATAATGATGTATTTGGTTATCAGGAGCGATGGGCCGAGTATCGGTATTATCCGTCTAAAATAACCGGTAAGATGCGGTCGACTGATCCGCAGAGTCTTGATGTGTGGCACCTTTCGCAGGAGTTTTCCTCTTTGCCTGTGTTGAGTTCGCAGTTTATCGAGGACAATCCGCCTATTAATCGTGTAGTTGCTGTGCCATCGGAGCCACAGTTTGTGTTTGATAGTTACTTCGATCTGCGTTGTACTCGGCCTATGCCTGTTTATTCTGTTCCCGGTCTTATTGATCATTTCTAACTGGGAGTTGTTATGGGTTTGAGCAGTATAACAAAAAGTGTTGGCGGTTTTTTGGGTGATAACGCCAGTAGTATTATTTCCGGCAGTCTTGGTCTTGCCGGGTCGCTCGGATCGTCTGCCGCTAATTATGCCGCGAGTAAGCAGCAAATGAAATGGATGGAGAAGATGTCTAATACTGCCCATCAGCGTGAGGTAAAGGACCTTAAGGCGGCTGGCCTTAATCCAATATTATCTGCTACTGGCGGCAGTGGTGCATCAACTCCTGTTGGTGCTAATCTTGCTCAGTTTAAAGACCCTACTAGCAGTGCGTTGAGTGCCGCTATGTTGCGTGCCCAGTTGCGCAAGCTCGAAGCGGAAGCGGATAGCGCTCGGTCTGACGCTTCTGTTAAGGGTATTAAGGGTGATGTTGCAGGTGAAGTGCGAGATAAAATTATTGATCCGTTGTTGAGTTCTTTTGATGACGGTGGAGCCGAAAGCGCTCGGCGGGCTAAGTATGTTGAGGATTATAAAGCTTCTCGGCGCAAGCCTGATATTGTTGTTCGAAAGTCTCCTCGCGCCCGTCCTATTAGTGAGGCTGACATTAATAGTGCTAAGTCTGCTATCAATCTAATTGAGTCGGATAATTCGCCCTATTGGGCAAAGTAGAAAGGAGTGTATAATATGATGCGGAAAAGAGCTAGTCGTGGTTCTCGTCGTAGTTTTGGGCGTACTGCTCGTCCCCATAAACGTAATTTTCGCGCTGTTGTTAAGCGTGGTGGTTATAGGATATAGAATGCCATGTTATCATCCGATACTGGCGTATCGATCGCGTACCGTTAATTCTAGCGGTAAGCGGTCGATTGTGTTTAGTCCTAATGAGGGTTACGTTGATATGCCTGTAACCATTCCTTGCGGACAGTGTATTGGTTGCCGGTTGGAGTATGCCCGTAATTGGGCTGTGCGTTGTATGCATGAGGCGTCTTTGCATGATCGTAATTGTTTTATTACGCTTACTTTCGACGATGATCACCTTGATCCTAATCGGTCTCTTGTTAAGTCTGACTTTGTTAATTTTATGAAGCGCCTCCGCAAGGTTTTTGCTCCTAGCAAGATACGGTTTTTTCATTGTGGTGAGTATGGCGATATTGAAGCTAGGCCGCATCACCATGCGTTGTTGTTTGGTGTGGATATGCCTGATAAGGTATACCACAAGGGTACTGGTGCTAATAAATTATATACGTCGGAGTTACTGTCTAAGGCTTGGCAGTATCAAGGCTATTGCCTTGTTGGTTCGGTTACCTATGAGAGTGCCGCTTATGTTGCTCGGTATGTGACAAAAAAAATAACCGGTGAGCGTGCTTCTGATTATTACGGTGATCGGGTGCCTCCGTATGTTACCATGTCTAGGCGTCCCGGTATTGCCCGTGATTGGGCCGATATGTGGCTGCGTGAGGTATATCCTGATGATTATGTTATTATCCGTAATAATATTAAGTGTAGGCCTCCCCGGTATTATGATAAATTGTATGCTTGCGATCATCCTAAGGAGATGCTAAAAGTTAGTAATGATAGGTTGAGTAAGGTTACTAGTCGATCACCTAGTGAGCTTGTGCGGAGAGAAAAAATTACCGAAAGGAGAGTAAATGAAAAAGACTGATGGCCCGAAAATTAAGGCAAAGCGCGTTGTTCCCGGTGCTAACGTTACTGTTACTGCGGATGGTGTTGACCGTATTGCGTACGTCATCAGCTGTAAGCAATATGTTAAAGTTTGCTATGAAAATGGCGGCGTTGATGTAGTTGCGCGTGATCAGGTGACTATAAATTAAGGATACTTGTTATTATGAAGAAGAAAGTTATACTGTCGTTATTGGAGTCCGTGTTTAGTGTGTTGCGTAGGTATGCTGAGTCTACAACTAATACGGTTGATGACGTGGCTGTTAATGCTGGTATTGATGTAATTACGGCCGTTGTTGAAGCCGGAGAGGATAAGGATTAGTTATGAAGTTGTATAGTATATATGATAGAGTTGGTAAGTCGTATGGCTTACCTATGGCGATGGCTAGTGATGTCCTTGCTATGCGTGCGGTTAAGATGGCGTTGTTACCCGGCGGCACAAGTGCCCTTTGCTTGTGTCCTTCTGATTTTGATCTTTGTTATATTGGTAGCTTTGATCAAGAAACCGGGGTTATTTTGTCATCTGGGACGCCTGATTGTATTTGTAGTTGTGATACCCTTAAGGAGGAACCCAATGGATGATGTTAAATTTTATACTCGTTATGGTAATCGTTTACGTGTTGCTGTCAATTTTGACGGTGTTCCTACACGTACTAAACAGCAGTTTAGTAGAGATTGCGACATTAATAATATTATGGCTCGTTATAAAGTTAGTGGTGTGCTTGTTGATCCTAGTGTTGTTAATATGGCTCGTTCACCTCGGTATGATGATGTATCCGATGCTCCCAGTTATCATGATATGTGCACCCGGATAGCATCTATTAATAGTGTGTTCGGAAAACTGCCTGCCGACGTACGGCGTGAGTTTAATAACGATCCCGCTGTTATGCTCGACTATATGGCTGATCCTGATAATCTGGATCGGTGTGTCGAGCTTGGCTTGTTGGATGGGTCTTCGCCGGTCCCAGAGGCGCCCCAAGACACCCTCCCCCATACAAAGCCCTCTCCCGAACCTTCCAAGGGCGATCCTGCCCCGGACGCCGGGAGCTAGGGAGGCGGTCAGGTCAGCACAGGGCCCTCTTGATGTAACTGTGCTGACTGACACCTCCTTGACATAGGGGGTGTCTGTGATAGGATATGGTTATGAGGTTGATTGTACCAGTTGACGATAGTTGCCACCGGGTTAGGTGGCACAAATTACCGGAAAGGATTGATTATGAAAAGTGTGATGAAGCATAAATTCTCGGATGTCCCGAGTGTCAATATTCAGCGTTCTACGTTTAACCGGACGCATGGATATAAGACCACGTTAGACAGTGGTTACTTAGTGCCTTTTTTCGTCGATGAGGCTTTGCCGGGTGATACGTTCGCCTGCCATCCTACGATAATGGCCCGACTTAGTACTCCTATTGTGCCTATCATGGACAATATATTCATGGACACCTTTTATTTTGCGGTGCCTATCCGGCTTGTCTGGAATAATTTTGTCCGTATGATGGGTGAGCAAGATAATCCTGATGATAGCACTGATTATCTTGTGCCACAGTTATCTGCTCCCGCAGGTGGTTGGCAAGCTCATAGTCTATCTGATTATTTTGGGTTGCCTACCGGTGTTGAGAATCTTACGGTGTCTGCTCTGTGGCATCGTGCATACAATCTTATTTATAATGAGTGGTTCCGCGATGAGAATCTGCAAGATTCCGTACCTGTACCCAAGGGCGATGGCCCGGATAGTAACGATGATTATGTGCTGTTGCGACGTGGTAAACGGCATGATTATTTTACTTCTTGTCTCCCGTGGCCCCAAAAGGGGCCCGGCGTTGAGTTGCCTCTTGGTGAAACTGCTCCTGTTAGTCTTGTTGGTGATTATAGTGTTAATCAGTTAGTGCGT